ATTATAAGAACGACAGCTGTATTTAAAACGAGAAATATCACTTGTAGTTTTTATATCAATTACTTTATCTTTTGTAAGTATATCCGCTTTTCCTTTCCACATTGCGCCTTTGATTTTTCTGATAGCGGGGTGTTCATAAACATTTCCCTCTTTATATATGTCCATAGCGAAATCAAAATTCCTAATCATTACCTCTTTTAATTCTTCTATCTCAATTCTTTCCTTATCTAGCAACAACACATCTGCCCCCACCTCTTCAATTTTTTCTTTATATAATTTAGTATTCCTACTACTAGCATCTACGAATTTCCACCCTTTACATTTCTCAGGTTCTAATATAAGCTGATGAAAGTATCTTCCATAGAGAAAGTTTTTATTATCAGGTGTTGGTTGATGAAAACTTAAAGGGTTGTGAAGCAAATCACAAATATCAGAGTTGGATAAATATTTTTTTCCTACTCCATTATAATATTCATTATCGTTTTTTAGTTGTTTTAGTATTTCCATTTTTTAGTTTGTTTGAAATTTTAGTTTTAACTTCTTCCGTTATATTATAATTATTGTCTTTTAAAAATGCTACAATATATTTCATTGTTTTTTGTTCTTTAGGTAATGCACTAACCCACTGCATAAAAGCGACAATATCTACATCTTTCACGGTAATTTTGGTTTCAGTATTTTGGTTTGCGATAGCATTTTTTACCTCCTCCGCAGATGCTACTGCAGTATCAAGTCCAATACCAAAGTTAGCTAATGCTCTTCCCCACGCGCTCGTTTCACAATTTTCTACATAAGAAGTTTTGTTTATAAAGGTACTTCCCTTTTCTTCCTCTGCTAATCCTGTAGCTAGGATATTATCGTTCTCATCTATTATAGATGCCATAATCAGAATAGTTGTGTCTGTCTTGTCGATTACCTCGGATACCAAAGAATAATTAGGATAGTTGGCTCTGAAAAACTTTAGTCTTTCATTTACTTCTACATATTCTTTTCCTTTAATTTTGATTGATTTCAATTTTGATTTCATTTGTTTGTTGTTTAATTATTTTGTTTAATTTCTTGTTAACCTTACTATAAGAATTCATTATTCTTTCTCTTGATGCCTTTAAGTTCATTATATGCTTGGCATTTTTTCTCGTATTAACTTCTCTCTTTATATTGCTTTCAATCATTTCTAGTTTTCTACGATAATTAGACAAAGATAAGACATATACTCCAATTTTCCAACCTTTTTTATAAAACATTTCATATTGTTCTGGAGTAATTTCTCTATAAAAATCTCCCCCCATAGTTGTATTATGAATAATGGTTTGTTGAGTTCCTTTTTCTTGCTCTATCCTTATCCCTGACAATATTCGGGCTTCAAAATCATCCCCGTCTAATATGGCAGAAAATTCGTCTTCCTTTGCTTGATTAAATATCTCTATTATAGAGTAACACATTCTTGAATTCTATCGGTAATCGTTTTATAATCTTCGTCTTTATCCATCATTTGTTTTACCACGCCTATCCCGTGTAGGATAGAGGAGTGGCTTACATTATATCCATTCTTTGTTAAATACTCTTGGATATATCCTAATCTAATTTGTCTGTCCATACATCCATAATATAAAAGGTGGCGGGCATCTACAACTTTTCTTTCTTTAGTTTTAGTAAAGAGTTGCTCCCTACTAATATCATACAGAGAACATACATTCTCTGCTATTTGATTAAATATTGGTTCTTTCATTTTTCTTTTTTTTATTCATTATTTTCTCCCACTGGTCTCGGTTGCGGAGAGTTTTTTTTAAGTGATTGACAGCATAATTAAGATTATGCATTAAATCATCTATCGTTTTTTCTTTTCTTATTTCACTCATTGTTTGTTGTTGTTGGTAAAAAAAAACAGAGAGAAAGACCGCTCCCTCTCTGTTTAAAAACTAATATGAAAACACTTTTGTAAAGATATAAAATGTTTATAGATTGTGCAAATTATTTCTGACTTTTTAATTTCTCAATCTCAAATTCTAGATGGGCTATCGCTTTGGTAAGACATTCAATTCCCCCGTCTACGTGCTTTCGTTTAGAACGAAGGCAGTAAGTTACCGCACTTCCTACATTATAGGAACAATCAAAGTCGCTCACTACATATCTTGCTTGATACTTTCCTGTTCTTTCCGTATTCCCTATATAATATTCAGGTACTCGTGCGTCTTGGGGGAGGGTGGTAGATGTGTTTCTATCGGTCTCATACCAATATCTTTTTGGAGGCATATTCTAAAAACTTAATAATAAATCTTGTGCTATTCTTTCAAAAATAGTTTTTTCTAAACCTTTCAAATCTAGAGATACCTCTAGGTCTTTATTATAATGTAAAGCATAATGCTTTTCAGGTAGAAGCTGAATAACAAATCCCCCTGCATATCTCACAACTTCCTCCGCGTTGGGCAAAATAATTAGTCCAGTAGAAAGAACACTCATATCGTGTTCCCTATATACTGCTAGATAAGTTTCGGTAGTCATTAACTGCCCAGTACTTCTAAAGGTAGTAAGGGATATTTTTTCCTTGTCTTGTGCTTGTTGTAATTTTTGAATTATTTTTTTTCGTGGCGACTTCATACTTTTTTCTAAAAGTATTTCTGCTGATAGTAGTCTTAATTTCTTTTCTTCCATTGTAATAAATTTTAGTTTAAATATAGTGTAAATATAGTGTAAATTATTGACACGCTAAAATTTCCGTGCCTTTAAAATACCAATGTCCATCAATCTTTACTTTGCTGATGGAGGTGATATCAAATTTTTTTCTGCGCTCTTCTTTTCTTTTGACTTTAGCTAACGCTTTCTCTAGTTTTTTTATTCGTCTTTTCATTACTAACCTTTCGGTGATTAGTTCGGCTTTTCTTTCTAGCTCCATAGTACCGCTAGTATTAAAGTTATTATCATACCTAGATATGAAATAGCCAGTGCTTTCATTGTGTCTGCGTATTTTTTATCTCTCATTTTTTTTTAATTTATAGGTGCCAAATTGCTCATCATAACCTTCTTCTTGGAACGTGGTCGGCTTACAGCTTTCCATCATATCCCAGTAGTAGTCATACCACTTATCAAATATTTTCTGTGCCAGTGGAGTCCAGATGGTATGAGTTCCCTTGTCAATTTTTGTTTCATCAAAGGTAAAACCCCCTGCTTCCATTACATCATTAGTTCTGCGGTGCGCTAGTGTAGTGCAAAGTTCTGTTTGGTTTATTTCTACAATCATTTTATTATTTGTTGGTTAGATGCGAGTAAGGGATTCGAACCCCTGACCTTGAGTTTATGAGACTCACGAGATGACCACTTCTCCAACTCGCAGTTAATACTACTAAATGCTCTGGACATTTTCCCATTGCGTACATCCCTCTCGCCAATGCGTATCTCCCTCTTTGTTTGAACATAAGTTTTGACACAAATAGTGAGCTTTTATTTGATATTCCTCATAGCTCTTACGCTGAACATACTTCTCTGCCTCCTCTAAAGTGCTAAAACATTTAACACCTTTTTCCATTTGATGATAATAATAATCATCATACAACCCTGTGAATTTTCTCCACTTCAATCTGTGATTAGGGTAGTTAGATAAAAATGTATCATCATCTTTCCAGATTTCAAATCTGGTTAAATAAACCACATCATATTTTTTCTCTAATTTTTCTCTAAATTTGTTTTTCATTTTGTTTTTCATTTTGTTTGTTTTAGGTTAATACTTTTATGCTTTATAAAACAAGAAAAGGAAGCACGACATATAGCTTCCTTTTACTAAACTGGTTGCTCCTAGTTTAAACTTGTTTCTGAAAGGGAGAAAGAAGATAGTGATGGTTTCTTTAATTGTGAAACTCGCACGATGAATAAACTTTCTCGCTTTATTAGACAAAGATACAACATTATTTAGACATATCCAAATTTATTTTTATATTTTTTTGGTCGTCTGCGACTAATCTCTTTCGAGACGCTCCTCATCCATCCGCATTTCTGCGAGTGCCTCTTTTTCTGAAATATCGTACTCGTATTTCTCAATAATAAAAGTTTCTTCATTGCACTTGCAACAAGTCGGGTCGTAGTCATCATTGATATACTCGTAGTCTGCTCCGCAACATTCACTAACCATTTGTTCATAGTCAGGAGTTGCTAATTTCCAGTCATCATAATTCATAATTAATTAATTTTAGTTATTAGATTTTGAATACTATTCAAGCATTTACAAATGCCCGCCTACCATTAGTTTATCTACTTCCCACCTCCATTCAGACGACTGGTCTATGTCTGTCCAGTTGCCACTATCCATACCAAGCCCCCAGTCATAGTCTGCTTCATTAATCTTTTGGTCTATTTTGTCCACCCATAATTCTTCATTGTCGTTTACATAATCTTGAATGTCAAACTCATCAATATCGTTAGGTATTTCTATTTCTACCTCTGCTGTCTTGTAGTATACACTACGTTGTAAAATTGTTACTTTCATAGTTGTTTGTTTTTAATTAGTATAAAATATCCATATTGATAAGTAAAATAATATACTTAACACCATTAAAAATATTACGCCTTGTAATATCTCAAATGGATTTTCTTTGATTTGTTTTAATAGTTCTTTCATAATTATAATTCTTCGATTTCGTTTTGCACTTCATCAATCTTGTCAAGGATTGGTTGAATTAGATTAATAGTTTCGTGGTCATCATCACTTCTTACCAAACTCATTACTTTGCTATACGC